ATACAAGGTAGTAATCTTTAACAGTAAATCGTAAATCTTTATTCGCATGGAACCTTTGATTAGCCCCATACTCAATCATATAATCGGTTTTATGATAATAGTCATTACGGATAATCTTTTCAATATAATCACATTCATCCCAATACTCTTTATCCAATTCATCCAACAATTCTTTACAATCTAATTTGAATGGTTCAGTAAAGTCTTCTTGGTCTGAAGCATATAATCCATCAATACTAATCAAATAATGTTCTACTTTCTTAAGTAAATCTGTATAAGCCATTTTTTTTATTCAAAATATATTTTTTTTTTAGAAATCAACAGGTTCCGGATTATCAATAGTTAAATCAACAGGTTCAGGTTCATCAACAGGAGTTAAAGGAACACTATCAGCTATTGGTCCATAACTGCATCTGCAATTACCATTCCATGAAACTTTATCATTACGCTTAACCCATAATGTATGATATTGCGGTAATTCAACACAATACACCATACCAGTATAATCAACACGTTCTACATAACAATCTTTAAAATAGACAAATTCTTTACCATCATCACAATTATTATAACTAATTAAGAATTTACTTTCATCATCTAACTCCCATGGTTTTCTAAAACAAGGAGTATCGCCTTGATATACAAAACAATTATGGTCTGGTGTAATGCACATATCAATATCATCATTATATATATGATACATGAATCTGAAAATATTATAATGACCAATTAACTGAACATAAGGAAGAAAATCAACAGTATTATCTTCAGGATTCAAAGACAATATAAGATCATCTTTATCTAAATCTTGAAAATGTTTCCAACCATAATTTGTAGCTATTAAAGTATCAGGCATGTAACAATTCGGATGTACTGGTAATAGCTCCTGAGCTTCTTCAAGTGTGTATGGATTATTCTCTTCTATATCAATACAATCATCACAAACATCATCATCACCAGCAGTTATTATTTCAACTTCTCTTACACCAAAATTTTCATATGCTTGTAAAGTACCGGTATTAACTGCTCTTGCATGTTCTGTTCTTGCAATCATTTCCGCTCTTCTTCTTGCTGAAACATTACCTATAGGTTCTAAAGCTAATTCTAATAATTGTTGTTTTGTTGTTTGTGTAGATTGACCAGTTGCCACAGCATTAAAGATTGTTTCTCTTATACCATAACATAATTCAGTGTTTAAATTAGTTACTAAATCAAAATTATATTTTTGAATGTAATATAATGCTTCTTCATCTGCTAATGTTAAACCCATTCTTCTTTTTAACTGACCATAACCTAATCTAGCTCCAACAAGATAAAATTCTTTTATGAAATCTTGACTTGACTCCGCATTAGATTCTATAATACTATTTAGTTCTGATTTGAAATCAGAGCTATTAAAGAATTTTTTTAACTCATCACTATGCCTATATTCAGGTCCTACAAATGAATCATAAAGTTTAGTTTTAGGTTTTATTAATTTTTTTAATTGATTATACTCACGTGAACCTATAAATGATATACTGGTTTGTATTAATTCATCTAAACCCTTGAGTAAAGTATTATAATATTTTTTCTCTCTTTTTGATAATCGTTTAGTTACAGGTAATTTCAAACCTTCATTATCAAAATATGGGTTATCAATTATTTTTTTACCAGTCAAAATCATTATTGTTACTCCATTCACTTAACAAACCGGATTGTAAAACATTGTTTTTGAATCTTTTAAATACACTAATATTATCCTCTTCAACTAAATTTTCAGAGTCTAAATCAGTATTTAAAGTGTTCGGTACATTTCCCCATGGTACTGGTTCTAATCCATAATCTGACCTTACTTCATTAACAGTAACAACACCTGAATTCAACTTATTCATTTCGATTTGAGTACGTTTTAATTTATCCTCAATATCCATTTCGTTGAATTGGAATAATTCCTGAAATCCATTGTGGCCTAATTTCTTATTGAATGCTCCTTCAATTAATTTAGCTTTAGCATTCATCATGTCTTTGAAGTCTTTATCTTGAGATTCACCACTACCTGTACCAAGGTTTGCGGTTTCACGTATTCCTGCTTTACCTGGTTGAACACCATAAGCAGTTAAAATCATATCACGACACATATCCATTAAAGATAAGAAATCCATGTCTTGATTATTATAACCTCCGGTTTGGAATGTTGCACCTTTAACAGCTAATGTTCCACCTTTACGGCGTTCATCTGTTAATGCTGCTAAACGAAGTAATTCATTCTCAAAACTTTCATCGGTAACACTAGTGTCAAAACTGAGAATAGCTTTAGGGTCTATACCATCATTTTCTAATATTTTACGATTATGTTCTAAACCAAGAAACATCATTAACAATGGTAATCTTATTTTTTCTAATTTAGATACACCATATTTAATGTCTTTAAGATTAATTCCTGGTTCGTATATGTGTATTAATTCATCAGGTTCATATCGTATTGATGGTTTGGTTCTGTATCCCCATTGTTCTGTGTCTGGGAACCATCTTAATAGGTGTGGTGGTATGTATTGAAATCCGTTAATAACATTATATGGATCATCATTGAAGTCAAAGTTTTCATAGTTTACTTCAATAAATGCATCACCCGTTAATTCGTAACTGGTAATGTATTGTTTATGAAACATGGCATAGGTAATCTCACTGTTCCATCCTTCAGGATTATTGAAAAGATTGTTTAAGTAATTTGTTCTTTCAAAATTAACTTTCATGTCATCAGGATTATTAATGCTGAATCCATTGATGAGTAATGTATCGCTGATTACTTGTATGCTACGATAAACATAAACATTATTTTCCGCATGAGTGTATAAGTTATAGTCTCCTAATGTACGGTTAGCAGATTGGAATATCCATCCATTACTACTTAAAAAATTATAATAGCTACTGTTTAATTTTGGATTAGATACTGCAGGATAATAATTCCTTTATTTATTCCTCCTTTTATTCTTGTGAATATGCTTGTGTTTTCTTGTACCATGATTTAATAAAAAAAATTTTCTTTTATATGAATACAACACCTAATCTGGCTGTATTTTCTTCTTTTTCTGTTTTTTTGAATAGATAATTGAATGCGTGAGCAGATGCATCTACAATATCATCTCTTTCAGAATTAGGGAATCCCATCCACTCCTTAAGTAAAGCTTCTCTTTTATTATCATCATCAATATCTATATATACTAATCCATCTTCAACAGCATTAGCTAATGGTGTTGCACGGTCTGCTTTAGTGTTCGCAGCTTTACCAGAAACCTCTGCTCTGTCAACAATGAAACCTTCTAATTGGTCTTCCCATTCTTCATATAATAATTTACCTGCTGCTGCAACACCAGTTTCAATAACAACATGACATTTTGGAGTATCCATTTTTGCGGTTTCTTGAATAACTTTTTTAGTCCTTGAACCATATTGGCCATGTTTTAAATCTCTTATGACAGCATACTTTCCGAAACGATACATTTTTAATCCGGCAGTGTAATCGTTTTTACCAGGATCACTTGAAGCAATATCCCATGCACGACATACAGTTGATTCTTTCTCTTCAAATTCTGGAGGTAATCCAAAATTTAAATGTGACATGTTAAAGAAATCTGAGGTTAAATCTAAAGGTTTCTGTTGATAAAGTGCTTGGAATAATCGCTCACCCATAGCTTCTCTTTTTTTCTCAAAATCTTCAACAGTATATCTTTCAGGCCATATACATGTACCATCATCATTAATTGCTGAGAAAGATAAAAACTTATATTCTCTTTCTTCAACAGGTTTCTTTTCATCTTCCATCTTAAGATAACCCTGTAGATCAGAACTATTATGTGTTGGTGTTAAATTTTTACCTACAAGATACATTCCATCTTCAGATTCAACAGTTATACAATTGCCTTCAACAGGATTTATCTTATATTTATTAATTAATCCGATACGATTGTTCTTTCCTTCACCAGTTATTTGTTTTCTTGGTATTTTTGTAGGTATTGTGATGTGTGGTGTTATTCTTAAAGCATATGCATCCTCAGATGATTTTATATTTAAACTATGACTATTTTTTTTATATTGATTAGTCTTATCTGCAGGTCTTTTTTCAACATGTACATTGAAACTTAATCCTACCATTAATTCATATACTTGTTTTAATAGTTTTTTATTAGTGTTAACAAATACTACTCTTTTACTTTTCTTTTCAACACTACCATCACTATCAATCAACCCTGCTAATAATTTTAACCTAACATCAATTGAATTATATAAATATATATTCGGTATATGTTTATTTCCGTACACATTCAATTCTTTTAATTTTTCTAATAATCCTTGATGTGTGAAAAATGCAGATAAACAATTACTACTTGATTTATCATATCTTATTATTTTATAAGGTGTTGATTCAACACTTATTTTATCTGTGGATTGTAATGATATTTCTGGTCTTTTATGATGACCATCACCTAACCATAATCCAAACCAGTATGGATCAATAGGAACTGGTTTTTCTTCAAAGAATAATGGTTCATGATTATCAACAAGGAAATTATTTCTTTTAGTTTTACCCACAAGAGTTTTTCTTTCCATTATTTCGTGGGTTTCCATAATCCTTTGTTTACGGTTGCCCCAATCGTAGACATTCCATAAATGATGGTCGCCACTTATTATTTTATCCCCATTAGCAAATTCAAAACAATTATCTACATTTACTTTAGGATGTACTTTAATAACTTTAACTGGTTTACCATCTATATTAAATACATAATCTCCAACTTTTAATTCACCATGTGTCTTCCAACCAGTAGTAGTTAATACAGGACAATCATTTGATATTGGATGCCACCTAGTATGCAAGATTAATAATCGGCTATGTGGTTCAAGACGTTGTAAAATTAATGTATTAAACCAATCAATCTTTTTTTGAAGTAAAGTTGGAGAAATATCGCTGAAACCAGCATATACATCGTCCAGAATTATGTAGTCAGCGTCCTGACCTGTGATTGAGCCCCCGGCACCAACAAGACGTATGCTTCCAGAATGAAGTTTACCTTCATTGTCAGTGAACATTAGGTAAGTACTGGAATGTTTAATGTCTGATAGTTTTACATTAAACAGTTCCCCATACTTGTTGAATAGTTCTCTTAGTTGTATACCGAATCGTTCACTTAGGCTTCCACTATTAGTTACTATGAGTATGTTGAGTTTTGGGTTTCTAGTTATTAACCAGAATGGATATGTTAATGTGATTAGACTTGATTTACTTGTTCGTGGTGGTTGTGCTACGCATAATCTTTTGTAATCCCCACGATACATTTTCATTAGTTCTTTTGATAGAAGTTTAATATGGTCTGCAGGAAGATTTTCTTTGAATGATGATGCTACAAAATATCTATAAAATTTATATAGGTCGTTTACTATGATTTTAAGGTCTTTGTAGTTAGTCATTCAAATTGTATATGAAAAAGGTTTTTTATTATTTTTCTTTGTCTTCTTCTATTATTTCATCTAGTAAATCATCGTCGAATAAAGAGTTGATTTCAATATTAGTATTAGTTGTTTTTTGTATTTCTGTTGGTTGTTCCTGTAATATGAGGCAGTTTTTTGTTACTAGGTCTAGGTCTTTGAGGGATTCTATTTCTGCTGGGAAGTCTTCTTTTACGAACATGTCAAGCAGCTTATGATATATGTTTAAGTATTTTAATCTGTTTTCTGCGAAATCCTTTGTGGATTTGCGTTCCATTTCACGAGCTATTTCTGCTTCTTTCCTGAGTGTTTTGTCTTCCCAGTTGAATTTTTTGTACCATCGAAACATTGTCCGGTCTGTTATTCCGGATTCTTCTGCTGCTTTTTTTATACTTTGTGTGTGGTTGCATCCGTTTTCTAAGTGTGTGAAATATCTGTAGAATGCATCCCTATGTTTTGGTAGTTCTCGTGGCATGGTAAAACTTTTTTTTGTCTATTATTTTTGTCTTCATTATATACTCTGACAAAATAGGACACAACATAATATGATATATTAGTATATATACTTATCGGTGTTATGGGGTTAGTTATTAACGTATTCCTCCTCTTCTCTCCAATCAAAGAAAGATAACAATAATCTATCACAATCATTAATACTATTACGTGCTAACTTCCTCCCTCTGAACCTACCATACACTGATGAGAACAACCATGATGCACTATCAACACTATCAAAAGGTATACTGTCCAGGATGTTCATACGAGTACCACCTAAACCATGTATACGACAATTATTCTCATGTGCAACATCAACAAAAACCTTTAAATCACTTGTAGGTATTCCTTCAATAGGTAAACAGGAAATAGACACATAATTATACTCTTCACACATTTTCTCAAAATTATTAAACCCACGATTCTTATGCCAAACCGGAATAATCTTATCTGTGGAATCTTCAAGAATGTTCCTTAATTTTTTAACACGATTATAACCAATACGATTATCAATATCCATTTCAAAATAACCAACAACATTATCTTTATCTGTTGCCCTTATGAAACTAGCATATTCCTCAGTATAAGCTTTAAAATCAATGTTTTTAGCTGTGTGGAATGTATGTGCTCCACTATCTATAAGGATTTTATCAAAACGTTTGTTTAGTTTTATGTATCTTTCCAGAACGGATTTATTCCTAGTATAATAATAACTGAATAAATGATTATATACTGGCATTTCCGGATGTGCTTCTATATAATCCAATATACAGTTACTTTCTGATGCTGCTAGAAATATCTTCATGAATCACTCATCCTGCAGTTGTAACCTTCTTCAACTAGCTTGTCGAATTCAGTTACCATCTCTTCTTCAGAGTCAAAAAGTAGTGTTATTTTATAATACCTAGGTTTAGGATCTTCATTATCTTCTTCATCTTTGGTTGTGTCAGTTACTGTTTCATCAGTAATGTATTCATCAGAAACACTATCATCTTCTTCTTTGTTTTTTGTTTTTTCTTTAGATGCTTTTTCATCATCATATTCTACTTTATCCAGTAGTTTATCGAATTCCAGTGTTTCATCAAAACTGTCAAAACCAGTTAGTGTAATGTCAAAATCAATACTATTCAATTCACCTAGAACATTGTCTAATGCATCGAAATCCCATTGACCACTTATTTTATTTAATGCAATGTTTAATGCTTTTTCATGTTCATCGGATTTAATGTCTAGTTTTGTTTCTGTGAATACCCAACCAATATCTCCCAGACGAATTAATTCCAGGTCTCCGAATAATCTTCCTTCATCATATTCTTCTTTTAAAACATCATATCTTTGGTGTCCACCTATAATATGCATGTTTTTCAGGTTGATTATAATTGGATCTACTAATCCGAATTCACTAATACTTTTACTTAATTTCTTATATTCTTTTTTAGATATTTTGCGGGGATTATACTCCGCAGGTTCTATATCTTCAATTTTAATTTTTTCAGATTTCATAATATAATATTT